CCAGGCGCTGGCCGATGCCAACAAAAAGGCGACCGACCAGATTCGGCAGAACTATGCCGATGTACAGACTGCTCAGGGTGATTGGACCAATGGGGCTACCTCCGCATGGGAAAACTACCTCGACAGTGCCAGAGATATCGCCGGCCAGACGAAAAGCCTATTTACCAATGCCTTCAGTAGTATGGAGGATGCCATCGTCAACTTCGCGATGACGGGGAAGCTGTCGTTTTCCGATTTTGCGAAATCGATCTTGGCCGACATGGCCCGGATCGCTACCCGGCAGGCGTCGTCCGCGCTGCTCAGTTCGTTGTTTGGCGCTGGGTTGAGCTATTTCACCGGCGGGGGGACAACTCCTACGACAACGAGCGTCGGCTCGGACAGCTACACATTCAACCCGCAACTCGATACTTCCGGCATTAGCTACGGCGGCGGACGAGCATCTGGTGGCGCGGTCGACCCAAACACCCTGTACCAGGTGAACGAGAACGGTCCCGAACTTTTCAGCCAAGATGGTAAGTCCTACCTGATGACGGGTGCGGATGGCGGGAGCGTCACGCCGCTGGGTTCAAGCTTCGCATCAATGACCTATGGCGGCGGTGCTGGTGGCGGTGGATCGAATATCCAGGTCAGCGCGCCTGTGACCATCGTGACGCAGGACCGCAGCTCCGAAGGCATGGAGCTCGATCAGGTAGCACTCGCGCAAAACCTGCAAATCCAGATCAAGCAAGCGGCTGACAAGGCGGTTGCTGATTCGTGGCGCCCGGGTGGCGTGAGCTTCCGGCAGACAAGGACCTGACATGGCAATTGAAACGTTTACCTGGCCAACCCAGACGGGAGATTCCCCGGACATTGATTGGCGGGTTCGTAAATCGCAGTTCGGCAATGGCTACAAGCAAACGGTCGGTGATGGGCCGAACAACAAGGAACAGTCGTTCCCCATCACCTATACCGGGCCGAAGTCCACGGTGCAGCAGATTATGGAATTCCTGGACCGTCACGGCGGGGCCAAAGCGTTCAAGTGGACAACGCCTCTTGGCGAAGTCGGCCTCTACACTTGTGAGAAAGCAGTGCCAACGCCGCTGGGTGGCGGCCAGTTCAAGCTCACTGCCACGTTTGACCAAGCATTCCACCCCTAAGGATTCATCATGCCCCTGATCAATGACCTGCAGGTTCTTGAGCCTGGCAGCGAGGTGCTGTTGTTTGAGCTGGACGGCTCTGATTACGGTGCCGACATCCTGCGGTTCCACGGTCACTCAATCCCGCACACTCAGGCCGAGCTCATCGCTGCTGGCGTTGACGCTGACCAACTGCCAGCGAAGTCGATCTGGTGGCAGGGTGAGGAGTATGGCGCCTGGTCGATGCAGATTGACGGCATTGAGGCCAATGGCGACGGGACAGCGGTGCGCCCGACGTTGTCGGTCGGCAACGTGAACGGGCGAATCACGGCGCTGTGCCTGGCGTTCGAGGATCTGCTCGAGTTCAAGCTGACCATGCGGCACACGTTGGTACGTTACATCGACGCGGCCAACTTCCCGGCAGGCAACGCTGAGGCTGACCCCACGCAGGAATCCATCGAAGTCTGGTATCTGGACCAGAAGACCAACGAGGATGGGGAGACCGTTTCGTGGGAGCTGGCCAGCGCGGGCGACGTAGGTGGCGAATCAATCGGGCGCCAGATGACCACGCTGTGCCATTGGTGCCTCACCGGGGGATATCGGGGGCCGAACTGCGGCTACACCGGTCCGTATTTCGACAAGGACGGTAATCCGACTGGCGATCCTGAGCTCGATGAGTGCAATGGGTTGCTGACCACTGGCTGTGAACCGCGCTGGGGTGCCAACAACGAATTGCCCTTCGGCGGCTTCCCGGCTGTCTCGCTGATAGCCAGGAGTTGACCATGCTCAAACACATTCTGAAGGCGGTTCAGGCCCATGCCGCCGCCGAATACCCGCGCGAGTGCTGTGGGCTATTGATCAGCATAGGACGCAAGCAGCAATACATCCCGTGCGCCAATACCGCGACTGAACCGAACGAAGAGTTCCGAATAGCTCCGGAGGAATATGCCGCTGCTGAAGACCAGGGCGAAGTGATCGGCATCGTTCACTCACACCCGGACGCGACAAGCAGGCCTTCGCCGCGCGACCTGGCCATGTGCGAGGCGACCGAACGGCCATGGCACATCCTGAGCTGGCCCGAAGGCGATCTGCGCACCATCGTACCGACTGGGCACGCACCGTTACTCGGTCGTCCGTTCGTGCACGGCGCCTGGGATTGCTGGCAGATCTGCGCTGACTGGTACAAGCGAGAGTGGGGGCTGGAATTCGAGGCGTTCAAACGCGAGGACGGATGGTGGGAGCAGGCCGACGGGCCGAGCCTGTATGAACAGGCCTATGAAGCGGCGGGGTTCGAGCGTGTGGGCACCCCACAGCGCGGCGACATGATCGTTATGGAAGTAGGGCGTACCAAGCATCCGAATCACGCCGGAATTTACCTCGGCACCGATCCTATGCTGCCCGGCGAACCGGTGGCGGTGCACGGTGCTGGTCCGTGCCTGCTTCACCACATGTACGGCAGGTCGTCCGAGGTCATCGTTTTCGGCGGGCCTTGGCATGACAGAACACGCCTGATCCTCAGGCACAAAGACGCGAAATAGTGGCGACGCGTCTGGGGGCCATCCGTTAGTGCAATTCCTTACCTCCTCATGATAAATTTCTGTGAAATGGATCGGGACAGCCGGGATGCAGCAGCCTAAATCAGAGATAGCGGATCTGTTCGCACAGCGACAGGCTATAAAAAATAGGCTTTCACAAACCTGCGCGTTGGATGAAGTCTCCATTGAGCGTCTGAAGAGGCGCTTCCGCAAGATGTTGAAATCTCCAACATTGAGTCAGGCCCAGCAGGCTGCTGTTTATCATGAGCTAGCATGCTTAGTTGGAACTCAAGGGCGCTATACTGAGGCTGTTTCTTACATGGAGAGTTCAAGAGGCCTTGGCATGGATAAATTCGCCGTGAGTTTCACTACGGCGTACCTTGCGTTGCTGAACGGGCGCATCATTGATGCCCGGCTGCTAGTAGAAAATATTAGCTCCAGCGTATTGCCTCAAAACATTCCACTATTACGCGCTCATCAAGCTCAAGTAGGGATGCTGGGGGATTTTATGGCCGAAGAAACTTTGGATAGTGACTTCCAGCACGAGGCGCTTGAAGCAAAAAAAGTTATCGGACGACTTGGTATAAGTGATTTCGAGATAACCCGAAGATTGGATGCAGCATGTACATTGATCCGATCTCACATCAACCATCCAATAATCTCCTATAAGCTCTTCGCGAGCGAAACTGAGGGGATTCTCTACCGTTTTTTGGTCAACGCTGATACTAATAAACTCGCCGATCTAAACGAGATGGTTTTGGATATGCTAATCGAGCGATTTGACGAAGAGATTGACAACGAGCTGTCTATCTTGGTTACTCCATGGTCACCATCTGATAGTCAGATATCGGAGGAAGGCTACCTTGTCGGTGTCGTGTGAAGACTTTCTTTCCCAGAGCAAGAGGCTGTGCGAATCTCAAGACGAAATTGATTTTCGGTCCTCTATCAGTCGTGGCTACTACAGTGTTTATCACTCTGCAAGCCAGACTGCACAGCGTCTGCAGCTGCCCGAATCCAAGCGAACAGATGTTGGCGTGCACGAGCGCTTGATCTCAAGATATGAGGGTTTAGGTCCAGGGCTTCGAAAGATCGGCCGCCGACTGAGAGACCGTAAGAGGTTGAGAGCAATGGCAGATTATCAGCTGAGCGAACAAGTTTTACGCGGGGAGGCGGCGCTCAGCCTTCTGGAAGCCACGCGACTAGTTGCAGACTTGAATAGAATCGGAGCCTCTACCGAGGCAAACGCTGAACGATAACAGGGCGTTTTGTTGCTGGGATAAGCAGTGCTACCCTCGGCGCTTTCTCAATGAGGGATCATCATGCGAATTTTGATAGGGGCGCTGGCTGTTGCCCTGCTGGCGGGATGTGCTTCGACTGCAATACCGTTGAGCCAGGCTGATCCGGTTCCGTCTGACGAGCTATACGCTTTCCAGATCAAGCCGAAAGGGGATAGCGGAAAGTTGACTGTCGTTCGGGACTCGGGGATGGTTGGCTCCGGTTGCGACATCGTTGTTTACATCGACGGCCGCAAGGCAGCGAAGGTTGGCACCTCTCAGCGAGCGTCGTTCTATCTTCCGTCAGGGAGCACAAATATCGGTGCTGGGCTTGCTGGCTCAGGACTGTGTGCTGGGGCTGCAATACGGACGATTTCAGCCACTGTATTGAGTGGCAAGGAGAGCCTTTATCGTATTAGTGGTGACATGAGCGGATTTTTCATAGGTCCTTACGTCGACTATCAATAACCACCAATCGAAAGCCGCCTCCGGGCGGTTTTTTATTGCCCGGAGAAAGCTATGCAACCCATGACCACGATAAAGCTCTCAGGATCGTTGGCATCCAAATTTGGAAGGACTCATTACCGGCTGCTTGATTCTGGCCAAGCATGGGAGGCATTCAAGGCGCTGAAAGCGACGCTGACGGGCTTTGCCGAAGAAGTAAAAAGACTTGACGGACTCGGAATGCGTTTTGCCGTTTTCCGAAACCGCAAGAACGTGGGTGAAAAGGAATTTGAGATGGGAGGGACTTCCGAGCTACGCCTTGTCCCCATCGTCGGAGGAAGTAAGCGAGGTGGTGTGCTTCAAACGATAGTTGGTGCCGTGCTTATCGTTGCCGGCGCATTTTTATCGGCCACGCCTTTTGGCGCTCCTTTGATAGGGGCTGGTATTGGCTTGGTTGCTGGCGGTGTGATGCAGATGCTCAGCCCGCAATCATCCGGCCTGAAGCAAAGCGCAGCACCAGAAAACCTCCCGTCCTACGCTTTCGGTTCCGCCAAGAACACCACAGCCAGCGGCAACCCTGTTCCGATATGCATAGGTCGCCGGCGGTGGGGCGGGGCCATCATCAGTGCTAGCATTTATGCGGAGGATAAAGCGTGACCGAGCCATTACCCATACCTACAGAGCGCATGGTGAGAGCGGCACTTGATTATCTGGATTACCTCCGAGTTTCTTGCCGCATCAACCTAAATTACTACATTGATGAAGAGATTATCGCGGGGGTGTATCAGCGTATGGAGACTGCGAGGGCGGAAAATTCTCAGACTCAAACGTCCGGATAAATTGCTGGACTCTATCCGTTGCGTAGGCGACCGCATGATCCAAAGAATCGCTCTCAAACTCGTACGGGTTTCTCCCCCAGGTAGCATCCGCTAAAGGTTGACCTATCGAGCGCATCGCTGTTGCTGCATTCACTAGCAAGATGGCGGACCGGGCGAGTTCCCAAGCAATTCTCTCGAGTTCTTTAAGGGTGTAATGGCGGCTTTCAGCTGGCTGGCCAGGTTTGGCCTTTAGTGAGTTCGTAGCCATGCCAACGCTGCCTTGCGTGACTGCCCACTGCCAATGGGCTACTGCATTTCGTTTTGGAACAGATTTACTAAAATCTGAAAGTCCTTGCATGATTGAGTCATGCAGGCTGGAAGGGCGGATGCGGTGCAGTACAGACTTAATTACCGGGATCATTTTCTCTGTGTTCAGATTGGCTTTCGATACAAGAAGATGCATCTGGTCCTCGTCCATGGACATGGCCACCCGGAAAATGTCATGGATCGAGCGCTCACACTCTGAGTAGTTAACCATTACCTGCCCGATTTCCTTGAGCAGTTCTGGCTGGGGCCCAATCTGATACTTCACGTGATGCTCCTTATCTTGATTCCCCAAAAAAATGGGATGATGTGAGCGAAGAAAACTATCTCATCTGATCACGCGTCTGTTACTGGCCTTCCATCCACCCTGTACAGACAACCACGCCGCCGATTGGCGGTTTTTTAATGCCTGGAGAAAAGCATGGGCGCAGCTGAGAAAATCGACATCACCGGCGCCAAAGGCGGTAGCACCAGTCCGAAGACTCCTATCGAAGCTGCTGACAGCCTGCGCTCGACCAACGTCGCAAAGATCCTGATTGCAGTTGGTGAAGGTGAGTTCGATGGCGTGCCGACCGCCGCCAACCTCTACCTAGACAACACGCCCATCAACGATGCCAGCGGCAACGTCAACTTCCCGAATGTGAAATGGGAGTGGCGTACCGGTTCGGTTGATCAGACATACATCCCAGGCATTCCTTCGGTCGAAAACGAGACGACCGTGAACGTCGAGCTGCGCAGCGACACCACATGGGTTCGCTCGCTGACGAACACTCAGCTTTCCGCCGTGCGCCTGCGCTTTGCGTGGCCTGCACTCCAGCAACAGGACGATAACGGCAACGTCGGCGGCTATCGCATTGAATACGCGATCGATATCGCGACTGACGGCGGCGCCTATCAGCAGGTGCTGGATGAGGCAGTCGACGGCAAAACCACGACTCGCTATGAGCGGTCCCGCCGTGTTGACCTGCCGCCTGCAACATCTGGCTGGCAGATCCGCGCTCGCCGCATCACGCCAAACCAGAACACCAACAAGATTGCCGACACCATGCTGGTTGCCGGTTACACCGAGGTGATCGACGCGAAGCTGCGGTACCCAAACACCGCGCTGCTCTACATCGAGTTCGATGCCGAGCAGTTCACCAACATCCCGGCCGTGACAGTGGATTGCAACGGTCGGAAATGGCAGGTGCCGAGCAACTACGACCCGATCGCCCGCAGCTACACCGGTGTATGGGACGGGACGTTCAAATCGGCGTGGACCAACAACCCGGCATGGGTCACTTACGGCATCTGTACCGCTGACCGGTTTGGGCTTGGGAAGCGCATCAAGCCTTTCATGGTCGACAAGTGGGAGCTGTACCGGATTGCCCAGTACTGCGACCAGTCGGTGCCGAACGGTGTCGGGGGGCAGGAACCACGCTTTCTCTGCGACATGAACCTGCAGGGCAAGGCCGAGGCCTGGACTCTGCTCCGCGATATCTCGGCAATCTACCGGGGGATGACCTACTGGGCTCAGGGCCAGCTTGTCGCCCAGGCTGATATGCCGCGCCCGCAAGACTTTGACTACGTCTTCACCCGGGCGAACGTCATCGACGGCAAGTTCTCGTACGGCAGCGCGTCGACCAAGACCCGATACACCCGTGCGATTGTCAGCTACGACAACCCGGCGAACAACTACGACACGGACGTTACCGCGTTTGCGGATCCAGACTTGCAGCGTCGTTTCGGTGACAAGCCAGTCGAAATCAGCGCCATCGGTTGCACCCGCGTGTCTGAGGCTCAGCGCCGCGGCAAATGGGTGGTGATGAGCAATAACCAAGACCGCACTGTCACGTTCAAGACCGGCATGGAGGGGGCGATTCCGCTGCCGGGCTACATCATTCCGGTGGCTGACTCGCTGCTGGCTGGGCGCGAGGTAGGCGGGCGCATCTCTGTCGCTGCTGGGAGAGTCGTGACGCTGGACCGTGACACGCTGGCGAAGACTGGCGACCGTTTGATCATAAACCTGGCGAGCGGAAAGGCCGAGGGCCGTACGGTGCAGTCGGTGGCCGGGCGCGCGATCACGGTGACCACCGCCTATAGCGAAACCCCAACACCGCAGCTTCAGTGGGCGCTCGACGCTGACGATCTGGCGATTCCTCTGTACCGGGTTCTCAGCACCAAGCGGACGACCGAAGGGGATTACGAGATCGCAGCGCTCCAGTTCGAGCCGAGCAAGTTCGCCTACATCGACACCGGGGCAAAGCTGGAAGAGCGGCCGATCAGCGTCATCCCGATCACCGTCGTTCCGGCGCCGGCGAGCGTGACGCTGACTTCTACCACGGCGATTGCTCAAGGCTTGGCCGTCACTACCATGACGATCACCTGGCCTGCCGTGAACGGCGCTGTCGGGTACGACGTCGAGTGGCGCAAAGACAACGGCAACTGGATCAAGGTGCAACGCACCGGTTCGACCAGCGTGGACATCACGGGCATCTATTCCGGTGGCTATCTGGCCCGGGTGCGTGCCGTGAGCGCTTACGACATTTCGTCGATCTGGCGTTCCTCGATTCTGACTCAGCTCAAGGGCAAGGTGGGTTTGCCGCCTGCGGTGACATCGCTGACGGCGACATCGCTGATCTTCGGCATCGGCCTGAAATGGAATTTCCCACCTGGTGCGGAGGACACGCAGCGGAC